CAATAGCACCAAAAGTTTGGACAGAACCATCGGTTGCGTATTTGCCACCGAATGAAAGACTGCCGCCCTTGTTTATAGCAAAGGTGTCGGTTGAATATATATTTGTAACACCGTACTGGTCAGATACAGTTTTGTTTGCACCACGCACATCTAATGTTGTTGCCACGGAACTCGTACCAATCCCCACATTGCCAGAGCTATTAATCCGCATAACCTCCGTACCACCCTCAGCAAACCCGATGGTGTCAGCGGCGGGGAAGAAGATACCTGTGTTTGTGTCGCCATCGTTTGTGATGGATGGAGCGGCGGCAGTGCCGTCTGCAAAATTAACCGTAAGTCCGCCCTGAAGCTGAGTCGTACCCACCGTACCCTGACCCGGTGCAATCACCTGCGTGATCGGGCTTGTGTAATACACATAGATGTTGTTCGTTCCACTGGACGGGGCAGAGGTGAACGTGATGGTGTTGCCACTGACCGTGAAGGCATCCGATGGGTTCTGCGCTACGTTGTTGACAACTGCTTGCACCTGAGCAACAGACGCAACAGGTCTGGACAACGTAAACGCTGTCGTCGATCCGTTACCACTGAAATAATCTACAGCGGGTGTAAACGCTTGCGTGGTGTTGGTGTTGCCTATGAATGCCATGTTACGCCGCCAACAATACTGAAACAACCACATCCGCTGATGTCGCTGCGCTGGATACAACCTTGAGCGCATCAGATGCAATCAACACCACACGGTTACCTTGAATCACCTCCAGCGATCCGCCAACCGGCACAGTAGCTGTCTTGACCAAGTAGTAGTCCACCGCAGACCGGGTAACGTAAACATCACAAGTGATCGGAGAGGTTGTTGTGTTCGCCACCACCAAACTGGCAATTGCCGCAGTTGTGGATGCCGCCACCGTGGTTAACGTGGACGCAGATGTGCCAACATTCTTGGCGACGTAGGAGGTATTTGTGTATGTTGCCATGTCAGCCCATCATAAAAGAGAGAAAGTACGCTTGGTCAAGAATGTTTTGCGTAGGTGTGTCGTTGGTTACCGAATACTCAGCGGGGTAAGACACAAAAACATCTTTTGTGCCAGCACTAAAATTAAGTGCCGATGGCTGTGTACCAGAGCTATTAGATAAAACAGTTGTTCTGGCAAGCGTTGTACCAGACGATGTGTATGTACCGATCCCAACTTCCCACTCGTTTCCGGTTTGTCCTGCAATGGTGTAATACGTGGTGTTTGCGTTGCCAATGACGGCAAAGGACTGATACCCAGTTGATGCCCCGAGCAGAGTCACTGTCCCCGTACCCGCCGTGGTGGTGGTCTCTTTAACTCGGTCTGCAAGTACAAAAGCCATGTGCGTCCTTAATCCGTCTCAACCAACGTCCAGTCAGGGGTTTCTGAGTTGTCTACCAGCGCCCAGCCAGCAGTTTGAGAATTGTTGACATTTTGCCAGTTTGCGGTCTGGCTGTCATCTACCAATTTCCAGTAGATTGCAATTACAGACCCAACAGAACCTGTAGCCTGAACCCCAGTTAAAGCAAACGATTTGTTTAAACCAACCGTACCAACCAGCCCAGCAGCACCACTGCCTGTTATAGGGCCACCTTGAGAAAAGACAACAGTGTTAACTGCACCCGAAGCCACAACGCCGGTCAATGCTATAGAAATAGCTGGGCTTACTGTTCCAACTGAACCTATAGCTTCGTCGCCAAATGTTGCGTCAGACTCGTTGTATATGACCGTACCAGCAAAACCAGAAGCCCCAACTCCCGTTAACGCAACTTCTTGGCTTTGTGTAACAGTCCCGACCGCTCCTGCGGCTGACACCCCTGTTATGGCGAATATCTTTTCTGGGGTCAGCGTACCCGCAAACCCACTGGCGTGAACTCCGGCTATTAACGGGAAATTTGTCTCATCTACAGCACCAACATCTGCGTTGGACAAAACACCAGTCAAAGCAACAGATATGCTTTGTACAACCGTCCCAGCACTGCCCGATGCTTCTACGCCTGTTACTGCTTGTGACTTGATGAATGCAACTGTGCCTACGTTGCCTGTGGCTTGAACGCCTGTCAGAGCAACTGATATGTTTGGTATCTGTGTTCCAACATTTCCAGACGCAGATACGCCCGTCAGGGCAACGACGACTACATTTTCGCCAAGAGCGGCATAAGGTGACTGGGCGTATGCGGATATACCAAACATGGTCTACGGCCTGCGCCGCCTCCGCTTAGGTTGTGGCTAAACGCAACAAAGCCGTTGAAGTTGTGTCTGCTGGCATGGTCAAGGTAAAAGTTCCGGCACTGATAGTTTGTGAACCAAACGTATGGACAGAAACCGCCTTGTTACTCTGAGAAGAGTTGTAAATCAACACCGCATCAAACGCTGTGGTCAAAGTCACAGAGGTGTAGACCAAACTAGCAGAAGGCGTAAAAAACGCCACGCCCGCCGTAGCAGATGCGTTTGTTGCCGTAGGAGGGTTTGCTATTGTTACCGTTATGCCACCTGCGGTGTACCCAGCACCAGAGACTTCTCCGGTTGTAGTGTATGCAGTGGTCGATGCGTTAATGGTAGCTGATGCCAAAAACAAAGCTGCTTTAAACGTATCAGCGGCAGATGTGCCACGGGTTGGCGCAGTGCCGAAGTTGTGAGTTGCTGTCATCAACTCGCCCATGAACGAGGTACACATTGATTGGGTATTTGCCACTTGGATTCTCCTTAAAACGAAGCTGCTCTGCCGCCAGCAAATGTTGGGGGCTTTTTCAAAGTTACATGCGCGGAACGGTGGACAAGTTCTCCGTCCAACCAGTACTCAACCCATGTGGTGTGTTCATTGTCATTATCGACTGTACCTTCCCGCTTTTCAAGCAGAGAATCGTCCATTTCGCCTTTGGTTGTGGTTACTAGCATTACACGATCCTTATGAGTGCTGATGTGTCAGTGGCAGCAGGGAACTGCACCACAAAAGTTGTTGTCGAAGTCTTGTTTGAACCAAAGTCCAAAACGCAAATTGCGCCGTTGTCTCCCGCCTTGTAGATCAAAGCGCCCCGTGCTGTGATGGCTCCTGCCCATGACGCATTGGCAAACGAAATGTACGCAGTAGTGTTGGGCGCATTTCCTGTGGTCGGTGTCTGCGTTATCGTAAGAACTTGCCCACCAGCGGTATACCCAGCATCAGTAACCTCACCCGCAGTCGTATAAGCCGTGGTAGTCGCATCAAGCGTGGCTTCATTGGTGTACAGAGCAATGTAAAACGTACCCGACGTAAAGTTGAACGTGCCGTTCATCAAACCCGTACGAAAAACGTTGCATGTGTAGTTGCCTGTGAAAGCCATCAACGCACCCCATTATTCTGAGGCAACGGAGCTTCTCTATACTGGCCACTACGGTACGCGTCACTGCGTTCCATACCGTCTCCGAGACGTTTGGCCAACGACAATGCTTCCTTGTACTTGGCGTCGTACCCCGTGATGATGTCCACTTCACCTTTCATGAAGGTGTATGCTTCAACCAAAGAACCGTACAACAGCACAGAATCAAAGTTGTCACCCAACCATGTTGTGGTTGCGGTGGTGATGGACTCTGGGTAGTAATAGTAGTGAAGCTCGACGTAATACGCTGCATCAGGTGTGGGGCCAAGGATGATTGACAATTCATTGGTGATTGCTGAACTGACAATCGTTGGGCCAAACAGCGCGTAGTATTTTGGCTCGCCTGTGTCATTGGGACTTGGATACGCCTGACGGATGAAGTTCACATCCTTGTTGAGTAAATACTCAAACGTACCTGTATCTAAATTTCCGCCAGTCACACCAGTTACCAATGCCAACGAATACACAGACAAAAAATCATTTGGCAAAGACACGTACTTGTTGTTTGCAGTGATGGGTGTGTATTGATTTTTACGAAGCGACGGGAACTGAACTGAGTTGTAAATGCGCTGCTCAGCCTGCTCGATGAACCGATTTATCTGAGCGGTTGAATTCTCAGTCGATCCATCAGCAAGGTATACATCGGGGAACTGATTCTCCGTGTACGACTGAATGGCGGTTACAAGCTCGCTGTAGTTCATGCCATCGGGCCTCTAGCCATCACGCCTTTGGTAGCCGCGCCAGTGCCACGGATTTTGATACCGCTTGTTTTGGTAGGTGGGTAGTCTTGGCTGCGCACATTGGCTACAGATACGTTTGCTTTTCGCATGGTTTCTTTTGCTGGCTCTTCACCAACAACCACACTTGGAACGCTTTTTGGTTGTTTGTATTCAGCCATCTTAGCCTCCGCGACCAGAAGAACGCTGGTTCATGATTTTGGCCATGTTGCGACCGTATTTCAACATGTCGCTGTTGGTTTTGCCGCCAGCTTTTAACTTTGTCATGGGTTTGCCCGGGTGCAGTTTCTTTTCGTGCTTGTGCACGGCACCAGCAATCATTTTTTTGTCCTGTGCTAAATCTTTCTTGTCCATCATCGACTCCTTATGTCGTTGCAACTGTAACTGTACCAATTTCTACCGTTAAAACCAAGTTATTTGGTGTCAGAGCAGCATCAAAAAACGCCGCCCCACCAACTGGGTTCCAGCCCCACTGAAACACTCGACTGCCTCCACCCACAATCCCTTCTGCGTCCAAAGCAGGGCTGTTTGTCAGCACAATCTGCAAACCCGTGCGACCAGACAACTGGTAGCTCAAGTCTGGCCTTGGATCGCGCACCCCTTGCGGGTCGTCCACTGGGTACATACCCAACTGGAGCTGTGGTTGATCTGGCTCCCAACACTGCGGGCATACCTTCAAGTCGTATGTCTTGGTCTTGACAACGAGCTTTCTGAGTGCCGTGAGCTTGAACCTGAAACCACATCGGTCGCACTCGGCAATCGAGTTCTTGCCAGAGGAAAACCGATTACCCATTAAGTGCTGCTCCCAATGAACATCTGTCTAGGCACGAGACGCAACGCGGCGCGTTCTTGATCCTCATCAGCCGCCGTCATCCAAGCCTCGTCATACTGCTGTTTCAACACCACCAATCTATCCATGCCGCCGGGCACTTTGAGTGCCACGTAGTAGGCCAGCCCAGCCACCATGCAAGGCACAAAACGGAAGGGTACATCCATGACATTGACACCGCTGCCAGCATCTTGCACGCGCCGCATGCGCCAGTACACAAACTGGTAGGTCTGGGAACCGTCAGGGGTTGGCCAAACAGTCACTCGAGGCACGTTGTTGACATAAATCTTGGTGGTTGCGCTGGCAGTATGTGAAGCAGCGGTTGTGCCGTTCTGACCACGGTAACAATCACTCAAAATGTTGCCGTCAATGTAGTTGTAGAAGATGGTTTCGCTGTCGATGTTGACGTACCCGATTGCAGGCAAGCCAACAACGTTGGACAAAGTGATTGTGTTGTCTGTGGCACTGGCATTTGCCGCCAAAACCGCTGTGGTGGGCATGATTTGCCCGTCCAAACGTTGATACCAGACCTGAATAGGCCGGGCTTGGGTCAATTTGTTGGGGATGGTGGCGTATGTGGACACGCTGATGCGTGTGATTGTCAAATCTGACTGTGTTGAGGCCACATTTGCGTTGGTTCGGATCACATGATCCAGCAAATCTACCGTATCGGTGGGAATTGCGTAGGTGTTTAGCCCCTGTGTGAAGGTAATGGTGCCCTGCTCGAACGTCCACATGTTGACACCACGGTTTGCCCAGTCGGCAAACAGCAAATTCAACGACCGACGTGCCGTTTTCAGGTCATATCCGGTGCGCAACTCTGAACCAGCACGCTCAAATGCCTCCTCCACCAGTTCGGTGAGGTCTAAATTAAAGCCTGCTTGTCCAGAAGTTGTTGCCATTATCTAAATCCTGCCGTTTTCTTTGCCACCTTGGGTGGCTGCTTCACGAATTGCTTTCCGGCTTTTTTCCCAGCACGTTTTGCACGCGTTGTCGCAGCGTACTCAGCAGGGCTAAGAGCTTTAATTGCAGCTTCAGGAAGATATCGCTCACCTGTGTCAGAAGATTTTTTACCACTTTTGGTTCTCCATTTTTGGTCTCCCCAATTTTTAAGGGATTGCTGCGGCGCTTTCAATCTCTGTAACCCCCGCCAGCGGCCTTGTACTTCTTGGCTACAAGTTGTGCTTTACGGGCTGACCACTGGCCAGCGCCAGTACCGTGGGTTGCTGCTGCTTTGACTTGGCTAACTATGCGTTTCCTGAGTTCAGGTTTGGTGTAGTTGCCCGCCGCGTTGACTTTCCCACCCTCTTTGTATTGGGTGAAAGCAGTGTCATCCCGACGGGCTTTTTTCTTCCCGCCGGGCATTTTTGAGGGGTTGATGTCCCCCATACCACGGCTGGACATCATGTCAGCAGTAGGCTTTGCCGCCAGATTTCATGGTGACCATCTTGCCTTTGGTTTTGCCTTTGACAGCAACACCATCACGGCTTGGAGCTGCGGTTTTGACAGAACCCATTTTGGCGCTGGTCATGCCACCAGAAGCCATCTTTTTCATTGGCATTTCTTTTTTGCCTTTTGCCATCTCTTTTTTCTTGGCAATCATTTCCATGAAAGGGTTTGCTTTAGCCATATCACCACCTCTTTTAAAAGTTTTGCCTTTGTCGGCGTTTGAAAAATCCTTGCCCACAGACTGCGGGACTCCTACCTTCTTGGCAAACGACGGGTTGTTGGCCACCGCCGCCATGAAATTGTGCTGCTTCTTGCTGGTGCTCGGCATCTTTATACGCCCACCGTTGTACGGTATCAGTTTCCCAGATGCGGATAACCATCCACACGATGGTCAATACTCCACCAATTAGTGCTACAACAGGGGTCATCCAGCCCATGAAACCGCCAAGTCCAACAACCACAGCAGCGCCATCAGTCATTGTTTTTACGTCGTTGTTCATACCATCCGTCCTTTGGTTTTGCCTTTGACGGCACAGCCGTCAGCACGAGAAGAAGCGCTAGAGACTTTACCGCCTTTGGCCATGCCACGAGTTTCCCGTTTCATTTCGTCTTTGGCTTCACGTCTATCTTTATCACCAGCTTCTTGAGCTATTTCAATTTGTTTTTTCTTTATAAAACCCATACCCCCCAAACCTACCGCTGGGGGTATATAAGCCAATGGGGATAACTTGCCGCCGCCCCCACCACCGCCTTCAAGCATCTGGTCATCAGTAGGTTTTTTGCCAATTTTTTTCATGTTTACCTCAACAATTCCAAGCCCGCAAGCTTTTGTTAATCCTCGAATTTGGATCCTTGGCGGTTTTTTCGCTCGTCAATTTCTTCTTCATCCCTTCCATACGGGCGCAGAAAGAGTCGCGACGTTTGCCGCCCTCGGGTTGCGGAGCTTTCAGCCCCGGCTTCCCCGGATTCGCTTTGTTGTAGGAAGCCCGACCTTTGGCGTTCAAGCCGCCTTTCTCGGATTTCCCTTCTTTGCGCGTCCATGCGGGGGATTTAGCCATAGAAAATAGTCACTGAATCAGCGTCGCCTATGTCGCAGTAAATGCCATTGGTGAAAAGAATGCCTTCGCCGGGGATTAATACATACTGCGCACCGTTGTGAGTAGTGTCTAACTCCAACCGCACAACACCTGACGCTGCTGTTGCATTATCGTAAAACTGAATGCGGTCAATAGGCGTCCCACCCGCAACGGACATAAAAACCCCTTTTAGGCGGGTACGCCCCGCAACCAACACTGCATCAGCGTTTGTATGCGTTGATAAAACGTCTGTTTGCATCGTCATAATCAATCTCCTTTTAAAAGGGGGCCGAAGCCCCCTAGATCAATTAAACCTGTGAAGGATTTGCAGAACCGTCGGAGTCGCGAACGATGTACTCAACAGTAACAGTAATCGTACCGGCAGTGGCGTCAGCAGTGGCTGCGGTAAAAGTGCCAAAAATGATCGCATCAGTTGTGCCAATGCTGTCATAAACACCTGAAGTAGCCGCCGCGATGGTAGCTGGAGAAGTTTGAACCGCTGAAGTACCTGTGTTGACCGTAGCCATGTACAGGTTAGCTGTACCAGAGCTACCGATGGTAACGCCGCAG